GAATGCTAAATATAGCCCGCAAAAAAATAGATGAATACCATCTCAATGACAAAATAAAGTTCTTTTGCGAAGACTGCCTTTCATTGTCATTCGCAGATAATACATTCGATGCGATTACGGTATCTTTCGGCGTTCGCAATTTTGAACATTTAGAAAAAGGATATTCCGAGATGTATCGGGTATTGAAACCCGGAGGCACATTGGTCGTGATCGAATTCTCAACCCCCGAACATTTTCCACTCAAGCAACTTTACCGATTGTATACATTTCATATTATCCCGTTAATGGGAAAACTGTTTACTAAAGACAGCCAAGCTTATATGTATCTGCCCCGTTCAATTGCTGCCGTCCCGCAAGGAAAAGAAATGTTGAGGATATTTCACAAAGTCGGATTTTCCAAAACCTATTGTAAAAAACTGACTTTAGGAATATGCTCCATATATATAGGAGAAAAATAAAAACCTTTTAAGGGTAGAGCGAAAAACATTTCAAATGGATTTTCAAAGAATTTTTTGTCGATAAGATAATTTAGCACTAATTAACTCATAATTTCTATCATTTAGGATCTAATATTTAGACTGTGTAGAAGATACAGACTAAAAAACATCAGGAAACTCATTCATCTGTCCGAATTTTCAACCTACTAAAATAGGATCAAATAGAAAATAATTTCTTTTGATAAAGGTCGAGTCTTTCTTTATACAAATTATTCATCTCTTTCAACAATGATATTTCTTTATCTTTTGAAAGAATCAATGCTTCTATTTCCGGAGTAACTCCATTCTTGACAATATATCCGGCAACCTCTTCCGCAACAAAAGGAACAGTCTTGGAAAGATCGGACAACGATACCGAAGCAGGATATCCACCGCTATTTTTGTCGGAAAGAGTTTCTGATTTAAAAAATTCCGAAATATCTAAACCGTAGAAATTACAAATCGTCAATAAAACATTCAAATTCAGGTTACCACCTCTGACTGCTTTTCCGATCGTATTCTTATCTATACCTAATTGTAGCGAAGCTTCTTGATAAGTTATCTTATGCCGGTTTAAATATTCCCTGAATTTATCTCCGGAATAGACAATTTTTTTCGTCACAGCCATGTTAAAATAATATTTAATCGATAAATTTGTACTTATTTGTGCAAAAGCAGAGAACTATTTTGTTAGTTTTGCAATAACTAATATACAAAATTTTAAAGATTTATCATCACCCGATATAAACAGATAAAAAAATTTTAACCACAAAAACCGGCATTATGAATGAGATAAAAAAGCTGGCCATCGCTTTACAACAAAAGTGTGAAGAAGAACATGTCAATTATGGTATCTTCTTCAGTGAAGTATCGCATACGATTACAGGGGGCGCAACTTTCACACTTGAAGAAATTGCTATAATGATAGAAACCATACGGAATATTCAATCGTTCACATTCGGAAACATTTCGCTTAAACTGTTCATCTTCACGAAAATGCCCCCAGCTTGAACGAATCATTACACCGTCAACTTTTCCGCTCGCTTTGACTTTATCAAAGTCAATAATTCCGTTATGTTTACTGATATCAATAATTTTCATTTTAATTATCCCTTTCCATTTTTTCGCATAGCTTCGTTAAAGCTAAAGTATTATTATTAATCGCTTCTGTTACTTTTTCCATTTCCTGCCTGTGATGTTCGTTCAGTTTCTCAACTTCTTCCCGATGCTGGGCTTCCTGATTAATCGAATCTTTACGATGAGATTCCGTGATATGATAGACATACCATCCCATCAAACCGCACATTACAATCGGAAATCCGAGCGTTGAAACAATCTGAATAATCTGATTTACATCCATGTTTTATTCCTCCATTCTAATATAATAACATGAATAACTCTTCACATTCATTATACACTAAGTTATCAATGTGAACAATGGATTCAGACACAATTTTGAATAATTCGGCTTGAGTTTTACCACTTGAATTTCCGATTTTTGAATTTTCATAATTTTCATTATTTGTAACTGTTTGATTTTGATTCGTGTTTGTTATATCGCCTACTGTTCCTTGCGTAATTTCAGTAACGTAATTATTACCATTTAAATCAACCATACTTTGAGGGGTATCGCTAAACAATGTTTTATTGTCACCTGATGTTTCACTATTCGAATTAGAATTAGAGTTACCATTATTTGTTCTATTGTATGTTTCTTTCATATTAAAAGTGTTTGTTAAATCGTTTACTTTTTCAGCTTCTAAATATAGCTTATTATACATTGGCATTATAATATTTAATTTATCTTCAAGTTTCATTTTCCATAAACCAATTGTTTCAAAACCGATTTCACGCATGTAAAAATGTTTTATAAATCGTTTTTCCCATTCAATCAATCCATCTTTATTATAAAATGGAAATGTAAAATCAAATATTGCAGGTAATGCTATATCAATTTTTTGATTAACACTCATATTCCAAAATTCAGGATTATTCTGACTTGGAATTTCTACAATTGTTTTTAATTGGATTGTATAATTCGCCATTATTACACCTCACTTTCATTTTCATCATAGTCAGAATCAAGTTCTAATATTTCAGCTTCTTCTTTTCTTTCGTTTAACACTTCTTTATAAGGCTTTCTAAAGTCGACTGAAATATTTAGTCCAAACATTTCATTAATCTGATCACATGCCTGTTGTCTTGCATTCAGCATGACGAAACGCATAGCTTCCACATCGTCGCTTCCGTCTGCCTCTTCTGCAACCAATCTTTCACGCTTTTCTGCACCGTTGTTTTTAACTCCAAGAAATGTCATGGCTTCATTCCAGATTCTTCGCTTTTGCATTTCTAATTTATCAGCGACAAACGGCGCTTTCATATCTAATAATTTTACACTATTTTCAATGTCAATGCTTTTGTTTGCAATGATAGCAGGTTCAAAATCTTCAACTTTCTTCGCCATATTTTCAATAGATAATCTTGTGTTATCGTCAGTAACATAAACGTAAGGCGTTTTCTGTGCATTTACATTAATATCAATTGTTCTTTCTAAACGTGCTAAACGTTCGGCAAATTGGATAATAATCCATTCTGTATTCGTTCTTGTAAAATTATTCCAGATAAGAACTGAATCATCAATCGTATATTCAGGAAAGACAATTCCAGATGGCGTAATTGGTCTATACAATGTTGGAGTTCTATAAACATTTAAGCGTCCGCCAATTGAGCAGTTAAGTGTCAGGAATCCTAATTCATCATCAAAAAAGAATAGACAATATCCGAATTCAAACAGACATAATTCTAACCATCTGACATCTACTGATCTAGGAAGGTTTTTCCACTCAAACATATTTAATGCAATGTTTTTTAATCGTTCATAATAATTCATAAATGAGCGACTGTTCATAATCATGCTTTTTGGAGTTTTCATTTTTAAATTAACACTCGAATTATAGGCATTTTCATATTCAATACCAGATTGTTTTTTACTCATACTATATTATTACTCCTTCCATAATCGCCAATATAATCACCATGCCATAAGGTGACGCCTGAATTAAACATAGATTTAATTTGTTCCATGTAATTTGACGGCACATTTCCAGCGATTGAAATATTAATGGTTTTAACGTAATTCCATGATTCTCTGGAATTTGTTTCAGGAACTTTTAATGTGTTGACTTTGTAACCGAACATTGTAAAATAATTATCAATAATTTGACCATATTCAGGGCGTACCGATTTACAATAGGAATAGAAACCAAGCATTCTTGAAACGGCTGAAATATCCCCAGCATTGGCACTTCCGACCATCTGATCAGGAATAATGGAATGTGTATATTGTTCTGCAAGTAATCCAGCGATATCATTTGCAGCTGAAGCCAAACCACCAATTGCACCAGTTACCAAACTCCCCGCTGTTTTAATAACGGCTTTTGTCGTTCCAATGGCAATGTTTGCCTTATTCTGAGCCAGCCAATTCTGATAGTAATTATTCACCCATGCACAAACTGGCCAGTCTTTCAAGCTCATCATATTTTCAAAATTAACTCGTTCCCCAGCGTAATTATTCGGTGTGGCGCTCACTTGCATGTTAACTCCGAATCCTCCCCGGATGGTTGCCGTTGGCGCACCGCTGAATAGTTCATACTGCATTTCAATTCCCTGACCCATGCATTCGGCAACAAGACAACAATACGGATAACAATACATTTTGTTATTTTTTGGTGTAAAGCTTAGACTTCTGCTTGCCATGTTCCACGTTTCAACACGCAACCCTTCTTGTGTACTTACAAAATTTGATGGTGCTGTAAATACCGCTACAATTGCGTCCATCTTTCCTGCTTGTGCATAACTATTAATAATTTCTTTTAATGCAGTTACTGTAAATCCATCCACACTTCCTAAGCTCGCCCAATAAACCGGAACAGGAAATCCGCCAACGATTGCGGGCTCATTCCAGTATGGCTGATCTAGACTCTCCGTTGCCATAATATAAATATTTAATGGACCAGCTGGTGAATGACTTTCAGTCGTTGCAATATATGGCCCTGTTTCTAATCCTTCCGGCAAAGTATGCCTTCCAACTGTATCATCCACAACATGTTCTCTTTCTACAAAAGACGTTAATAACTGAATGTCAAACTGAAACGTCTGATAAGCGTCTATGTCAAAGTAGACCCACGCAGAATTAGAATTCATATATTCAACATTCGTAACAAATCCGTAATACCATTTATTTCCATAATCTGCATTCTGAAACATCACATAATTAATATCAATTAAATTTTCAACATTTTCAGGAACTGCGATTCTTCTGTCTTTTCTCTGATATGTCAAATTATTGAATTGCTTCACAGTCTTCCCTGCGAAGAAATTCATCTGCGCCTCGGCATTGGCGAAGGTCATTTGATTTTTATTATCAGGAAAAAGCGGTACGCCATGCAGAAGGCGCACCGCTGTAAGTGCTGTAAATGCCATTTGTTAGATTAAGCTGATGTAACCGTGACGGTTGCCGTTCCCGTCTTGTTCGAATCGTATACACTGGTTGCAGTTACGGTAATGGATGCTGCTGTTTCATTTTCATTGATTACTAATAAGCCATTGTTATCAATTGCAGTACCAGCATCTGCGTTACCTGTAATACTCCATTCAACTCTTTCACTTGCCCCGCCTGTTGCTACGACTGAAGCGGTGAACTGTTGAGTCTTTCCTTTATCAACGATTGCCGTTGCAGGATCGACAGTGACACGGGTAATCGCAGGCGTTGCCGTGGTAAATGCGATAGCGTTCGCAAACTGCGATGTGCTGAAAATACCCTGATGATGGAAAAAGTAATTCCAATAAAGATGTAATGCATTGTACTGCTCCGTAAAGGTATAGAAAGTGTCAAAGCACATGAACCAGTCACGGTCCACCATCAGCATTAATACGCCTTCTTTTTCAAGTCCTCCCAGATCGTCAACAATAACAACACGGTTCAAGAAATCAGCTTTATCCATATTGAAAGCATAAGCTAAGACTTCAACAGAAAGAATGGCTTCTGTCGCAGGTGTCATGATCAAAATCTGATCTTCCAATGGCGAATGCGTGTAAACACCCTGCGCATTGTATTTGTTGGATAAGAAGGTTAACGAAGTAGCCCATGCACGAACTGTTTTCGCAATCGTCTTCGCCGAAGCTTCATCTGTCGGTGCTGTTACCTGAACCGGATAAAATAATCCTTTAGAATAATATTGATTCATCAATTCTTTCATGATGAGGAATTCATCATAGTTATCAGAAGTATACATCGAATCCACAATACGAGCGATTAAGTCTTCAATGCCACGATAGCTTAAGAAGGCTGTACGAAGCATATCATTATTAATCGTCTGCGTGTAAACTACCTGCATGTTACGACGATGGAAGATTGCTTTAACATCTGGAGTATGAACCTCGAACACATCCCCCGGATTGTTCTGCGGTGGCGCTACCGTGTACTGCTGAGCCTCAGCGATATTGACGAAAATTTCTTCAATCGAATCGCCGAAGTTCAACATACCCCGCTTAAATGGCGCAAGCGGATTCATCCATAATTTATTCTGAATGACAACTAAGCCGATTCGGTTGACTAAATTATGAAGGAATTCATTCTGTGCTGGCTGATAATTCATCATAGCATTGCCATATTCTGCAATATTCTCCTGCGTTAAAACTGGAATTCGTGCTTGATAATCTGCCGAAGCTGTCGCCCTGATACTATTTGCCACATCTAAGACAGTGGCATTCGGCGAAATGCCCGGTAAATCGAAAGTGTTAATTGTTGCTTTTACCATTATTCATCATCCTCTCTTTCCCGATCTTTTCTACGATCTGGCTTTTCAAATAAATTTTTCCATTCCACATTGTCTTCTACATCATCATTACGAATATCGTCACGTTGTTCTTTCATGGCGTCATCCGTTCCACGCAAGAACATAGTGGTATATTTTTCACGTAATGTTTCATAGCGACCTTTCCATGTTTCGCCTGCTTCTGTTAATCGCTCGATTTCCTCACGATATCCATCTCTTTCTCGTGTGCGATCGTTAATCTCGCGTTCCATTTCTTCATCATCACCACGTAACCGATCAACCATTGAACCCAATACTGTTACATCATCACCGGATTTCAGAATGTTTTCATAAATGCTCATTCGTTCATCTCTTGTCATTCTTGGCATATTATCGCCCCTTTCCTATCCTTATTATAATCTGGCTTATAAAATTAAGCAAGAACAAAATATCACAAGTAGCATCATAAATCTCATCATTCCGCTCACTGTTTCTGTCTTTGTGAATTTCATCCAGGTAAACAAACTTAACATTGTAATTAAAACTGAAATCAAAAATACATAAATTAACATTTTCTTATCCTCCTAATAATTTAATTTCATACCGTTTTTAACTCGCATTTTACCATTGACTTTCAATTGAATTACATCAGTGATATTATACTCGTTTGTATAACGCTTACCATCAGACAATGTAAAGTAAAATTTTACACGGTCTTTAAACACTCTCACGTTTTGAACTTCTAAATCATACCAATGAGCCTGACCATAAATGTCAGTTAACATTTTTACTTTCATTCTAACCACCCATCGTAAATAACAATACAATTTTCATCATTAATCTCTCTAATGTTAAACTGTATTACTAAATCCTGATCACATAATTGTGATAAAATTTTTAAATCATTAATTGTATTAATCTTAATGTAAATTTTACCATTCTTTTCTTTTAACTTAAAGCCGTTTATATTCAAAAATGGTAAATATTTAAATGGGATATCGTAACTAGAATCAACTAATCTAAAATTCATTTTTATCACCTCAATTTATAAGGACTTTCTACAAGGACTATTCCACCTTGAACATGCTTCGGCATTAATCTACCATCTGCTTTTTCAAAACCTACATGAAAATTTTCCCATGTCACTAATTCTTTCAAACTATCTGGCATTCCTGCACATTTCACGTTTAATTTTCCGTCTATTTCTTCGATGTATGTCTTTTGTCTGATGAATCTTGCTCGTGTAAAATGACTTTCCAGTTTCCAATAATTCAATTTCTTGTCATCAACTTCAATGCTAGGAATATCTGTGGCTGTAATATGAATTGAATCAGTGTCAGCGTAACAGAACCGATCATAAACCGATTGAGCTGTACGAATAATCTTATCTCTAGCCCATGCAGTTATAAATACTCCAAGTGGCGTATACTCTGGTTCTCTTGTTTCTGGTTCACCTAATTCATAACGAACAATTCCATTTTCCAAGTAAGGAACTTTTCCTGTTACGTCTGGGCGTGTTGCGAATTTTCCATACAAAGAATTTAACATCAGCTTTGCCAATTGTTTAATTGCTCCTTCACTCGTCATTTTGATATTCATCCAATAATCTATATATTGATCAAATACTCCTTGACAGGCTTTAAATTTATAGCCATCGATATATTCAATTCCGCCTATGATATCATAATGTTCTAAAAATAATTTTAAATCAACATTTGTCAGAACCATCTGCACTATTTCTTTACTGTCTTCAATATACTCATTCATAGCAAACATTAAATTCTTTTTCAATTGAATTGTAGGTAGATGATTCGGCTTAATCTTAAATCTGCATTCGATTTTTTGAATGTATAACGGATACAATTCATCTTCCTTATACTGACCAGTAAAATATTCAGGTCTTCCATATGGTAACATTCGATGAACCATCATGGAAGGATACATAGAATTCATATCATAAACAAGTCCTTCGCCTAAATCTTTATCAACAATTTTTGGATTGCAATATGTCCATCCACCCCGATATGCTAATCGAATTGAACTATCCATTTCTAAATCTAATACCGGAAATAATTGCCTGTACTTTTTCTTTCCAATTAACTCTTTAAAATAATTTAAAGCGTCTGCGCCGTTTGTCATTTTGGTTAACCCTTGATCGAGCTGAACCGCTAAAGCCTGCGATACAATACAGACATCGTTACGAATATAATCAATTTCTTGTTGTGTAAGTTCATGACCTATTTCACGATATTCATTGTAATCAATTTCCAGCTTTGACATTTCAAGATGAAATGCTTTAGCAATATTAGCAACACTGAAGGGTAATTTCTTTAAACTGTCGTAGATAATAACTTTGTTTACACCTTTCTTGCGTCTTTTGTATACAATTTCTATTGAATAAAACTGACCCATTCTTGATATCAGTGTTGAAAATTCTTTTTCTTGTGGCTTCTTTGAATGTTTAAATCCATGATTTAATAGCCAATGAATAATGAATTCACCATCAAATTTCAAATTGTGGAAATAATAGATTGCCTGATTCTTTTCTATAAATTCCATGAAATCATCAAGACTATTACCATAATGAAAGTTATTAATATTTCCTACTTCGGCAATCGCATAAGCCCAAACGCGACAATCATCAGGATTCGTTATTGTTTCAAAATCAGCACAATACCGAAGCATATGCTAAGCTCCAAAAATCATGTTTAAATATCCTAATTTACTATCAACTTCTATTTGATCATCATAGTTGAAATCAAAATCTACAATATCCTCTGTTAAATATAATTGTTCAAATTCTTCCGGTGACATTTCATTCACCTTATCAATAATAGCATTAGCATTAGAACCAAAAATATTTTGAAGAGATTTTATATAGTTATTCTTGAACAAATTCTGTGTTTCTAATTCATATTCATCACGTGCCCTGTTCGCTGCTTTTTCTGCATAATTCTCAACATCTTGAGCTGTTTGCAAAGTTTGCCATCGCTTTTTGAAATCCATATCCCTCAAATAATCATAGCGAGGGTCTAACATTAAACGACGATCAATAACTCTTGTATCCGTTTTCTTTCCTCTGGATGTGAATGTTTTCTTATCAATCTTATTTAATTTGCGCTTATTGCGACGATTGATTTTTTCTACATCCTTTTTAATCTGCTCATATTCTTCACGACGTAATACAACGCCATGGGGGTTTTTAACATATCGGAAATTACGACGGTCAATAAATTTCTTTGATTGTTTTACAAATTCATTATACTCTTTACGGCTTCCGAATTCTTTAACTGTCTTTGTCTTAATTTGAAGTTCGACACCGAATTCCTTTTTAATTCTACTTTTCTTATTCGATATAGATTTATTTAATCGCCTTACTTCTGCCTGTTGCTTGGCAGATAATTTAAACTCTTTCGCCATAATCTTTTTTCCTTTCCTTGATTAAAGCAAAAGCCCGCCGAAGCGGGCTATATTTTAAAGTTTACTTTCGTCTACTTCCAAAATCAATTTTCGCCCTTTACCTGCCTTAATCCGCTGTGGAATAACTGGTAACGGTTCATCCCAACTTGAAGGAAGACCGAAGATTCCGAAAATCTTATTTAATGATTCAACAACACCCTTTGAAATGCAAGCGTAACGATTACCTTCTGAATCAATCAGAATTGTTCGTGTTACGTTATTCATTTCTCCAGTTTCTTCATTCTGCATAGATACGCCGTGGCAAACAACATTAACGAGGTTAATTGTCTTACCAATATAATCGGATACACCTTTCGATTCCGGCGCATTGATCGCATTGAGCGCCTGCGCCCGATCTTTACGGCTTGAACCATTTAACGTTGTATAAACATAACCTACTTCACACTCAGAAGCCTTAATTAATTCGTTCATTATTTTGATTCCTCACTTTCTGTTTCTTCAACTAATGTAGCTACTTCCATGAATTGCTCAACGGACAGCTGATACTTATGATCTTCATGTGTAATATCAGATACAATGAACTGAGCATCCTTATCTAAATTAAGAATCTCAATCGCATGTTTCCGCATTTTAGCTAAATTCACAATTCCATACATTACACATTCTGCATTATCAATCACTTCACCTCCTGCGTTAATCACCTGTACTTTGAAATTCGTTGTTGTGATAGTTCTTGTAATCATTTTTGACATTGTTTCATGTCCTCCTTTTTCTATATGTATTATACCATAAAACAAGCAATTTGTTTCATTAAAAAATTTTTTCGTTCTCTATTTCATCTAGTTATGATGACTATATCATCTCATGTCTTGACAAAAATTTTAATATCGTGTATATTATCATTGTAGACGAATAGTTAATGAAAATCGTGAATCATAGTGAGCTAACGGGTTACACCGTCATTATGAATATTGGGTTAGCACCTCGCATTTCAACTATTTCTAATCTACAACCTATTTAAAAGAAAGCTGTGATTATAATTCACAGCTTTCGCATTTCTTTGAAGATGTCTACTAATTCACTTGATGAATACGGTGGCTTTCTAAATACTAAATAGAATATTTCACTCCATTCTCCAACTTTCTCGGACTTTGACCTTTTAATCTTAATATCTCCACCTTCTTCATTAAACGTAACTATCAATTCTTCAACGCTTGAACCAATTAATTTCCAGCCGTTTCTATCCCATACATAAGTTCTCACTTCTCGATCTGAGAACTTTTTAGCGCACGGCCTAGCCATGAATGATCACCGTCCTTACTGTATCCTCTAAACGATAACTATAATGACGATTCGACCTAATCATTAAATAAATCCAACCATCAATATAATTGTAACGTAAGACTTCGCCTTGAATCACTGCACCGTTTTTCATGTTTACTTTTATTTTCATTTTTAATTATCCTCCCTTAGCACATATAATAAATTTTCGTTTTCATGACAGCATAATATATAAATATATGCATTGTTTGATGAATAAGAAATATCTTCAATTTCATAGCAATTTAATTTTAACTTATTTAAAAAACTATCAAGCGTATAAGCAAACTCCACAAATTCATGATCTAATAATATCTTCATCATTTTACCTCCTAAATAATATCTGTGATGTTTCCATCTTCGTCAAACCAAACCGAAGTAGTATAAGTTTCTACGTCTTCATCTTCAACACGAATAACAGAATAGCAATTAACATAAAATCCGTTTACTCTGCTTCTGTCTGTATAACAAGTTGTGTTCTTTACCTCGAATTTGTAACCAATGAATTCTTTGTTAATTTCTTGTTCGTGAATTCTAATTGCAGCTGTGATTAAGTCTAATGTGTTTGTTTTCAT